CGGCCACGCCGAGCATGGAAGCCCCGGCGCCGGCTGCCGCAGCACCACCAGCAGCCCCAGCACTTGCCGCGCCTAATCCAACCACGGCGCGCAGGGCGGCCAGGCCTTTCAGTGCCCCTGCGCCACCCATGAGGATTAGCGCCGCCGAAACCAGTTCGATGTTGTCAGCCAGGCCGCCGAAGAACTCCTTCAGGCCCGAGTCGATCAAATCCTTGTTGTCGCGGTAGAAGGCCACGAAGTCCTCAGCCATTTCCGCGAAAGCTGGAGTCAGCTCACCGGCGATGGTGTTGCCGATGTCGGTGAATACCTGGTCAAGCTCGCTGGTGGCGTGCGTCAGCCGGGCGGCGTCCTCGATCTGCTTCTGGGTCATCAGGGCGAGCTTGCCGCGCGAGTCCAGTTGCTTCTCGACCTCATCGCGACCGCGCATCAAAAGCCGAACAGTTGAGTCGTCCAGGCCAAGGGCTTGGCCTGCCAGGCGCTGGTTGAGGGCACTCATGTGCTCGAACTCGCCAGCGATGCCGGCCAGGGCCTCGGCGGTGCTCTGTGCGCCAATGATCACATCAGGGCTCAGGCCAAGCTTTGCGACATCGCCAAACCACCCCGTGTCGCCGGTGATAGGGGACGCCATCAAATCCTGGATCTTCTTCATCGCCGCGAAGGCGTCCGAGGCGTTGCCACCTTGGGCCTTGAGCGCTTGACCGAGCATCTGCACATTCTGCGTGCTCATCCCGGTCAGCTTGTTGAAATTGTTCAGCTCGGTGCCAGCGCTTTTGAAGTCACCCACCACCTTGTCGATGGCAAGCTTGCTCGCGAACACGGCGCCGAGTTGTAAAGCCGATTTGGTGAGGCCGCCGAAAGCCGCGTCAGCCTTTTGGAAAGACCTTTCGTCAACCTTCATGCCCAGGGCGATAAGAAACGATTCGAGCACCTTCACGGGCCGGCTCCTTGGAAAACAAAAAGCCCCGCATGAGAAGGGCTATTTCTGATTGTTTGCTGTAGCCAGGTGGCGCGCGTAGATCATTTCGTCCATGACCAGGTTCGCCCGCTTGACCCAGCCGAGCGAATAGGTGCCATCCGTGAGGTCTCGATACGTGCAGAGCGGCGGGCACAGGCCTGGGATCCCTACGCAGGGTCGCCAGAGCTCCCAGTCGACGGCGGGGTTGATTCGTTCTCCTGACTCGAATCCTGCGCCTCGGCTGAAGCGGTAGATTTCTGGAAGAGGGTCAGGAGTCCGGAAAAATCCTCGAAGGTGACCCCGAGAGCCAGCACCACGATGGTGAAGTAGCTCTTCAGGCGGCCAGAGAAATCTTCCAGAGTCAGCGGCGTGGACGAACCTTCTTTGAACAGCTTGCCCAGCAGCGAGTCGCAGATGAAGTTGAAGTCATCCTCGGGCATCCGGGCGAGCATGCTGCCAACGATCCCGCCGGCGACGGCGACCGACGAACTGGCGCCAATCTCGGCCAGGGCCAGGCCGCGAATCATCGGTTCCACGCCGTACTTGCCCAGGCGGAACAGAATCGCACGCTGCTTTTCTGCGCTGGGCATGGCGAACCGGTACGTCACACCATCATGCTCGACGGTGCGAATGTAGGCTTCTGCCGAACTCATACGATCACGCCTTTGTTGAATTCCATGACGAAGGTTGCGTCATTCATGCCAGGGCCACCGCGAGCCATGGACTTGCCGCGGGTTACCACGCCCTCGGAGAACACGCCGCCTTCGAGGCCGGCGATCGAGGCGTACGACCCGGACACCTCTGCCTTTGCGGTGATTTGCGCCTGCAAGGCCAGTGCCTGTGGGCTGCCTGGCATCAGGTTCACCGTCAGGCGCAATCCGGGGTTCTTGCGGTGGAAGCGCACAGCGTTGCCGCCCAGGCCTCGGCTCAGGTTCGCTTGGTCATCGATCGGCTCGACGGTGAACGGTGGGTCAGTGCGGCCCCAGTCGTCCAGCACGCCAACGCCAGTGATGACCACGATGGTGTTTTCTACAGAAAGATCTGAAAGTGCCATGCTCTACCGCCCCTTATTCAACTTGAACCGTCACGTCGACGGCATGGATAGCGCCGGCACGGAACAGACGCATAATGATCGGCGCGGCCTGGCGATCGGCTCGCTCTGCATCAGTGATGTTGCGGATGTCTTCGGCCTTGGTCAGTACTTCATAACCGCGGCTCAGGACCTGCTCACCGGTTTCGTCGCTCGGGTAGAAGCGCTCGCCCAGGTAGCCGTTGTCGATGAATCGCTCGCCAATCTGCGACGCAGCGTCGATCAGCACCTGCTGGCCGGCGGCGGTCTGACGCAGCTTGGTCGGCACCTTGGTCAGCGCGTTGTACAGGTTGATGGTCAGGAAGTTGACGAAGGCGTCCAGGTTGAATACGTCGTCGATGAACTCGCCGAAGGTCGACGTGGACTTCGAGTTGATCACCCGGCCCATGTCTTTCTCGCCGCCGGTCTCCACCACGGTGTAGAACACGGCGCCTTTCTGCTTCATCGCAGAGTAGGCGGTCTGAGTCAGGTCTTCGGCGTCAATGCCTGGCAGCTTCTTGAATTCGCCCGTGATGGTCGAGTTCGCGGCGTTGAAGTTGACCCGACTGAACACTGCTGCCAGCTCGAAGCCCGCATACAGCTCAGTGGCATGGCTGACGATGAACATCCGGCGCGAACCTTGGACAAACGCCTTGCTCACGATGTCCGTGGTGACAGCAGGGTCGCGCACAGTGGCCTGGTTGGTGGTGAAGGCCAGGAACTTGCCAGCAGCATCGGCCGCCTCGACCAGCGCAAGCACGTCGGCATCAACGGCCCGGATCGAGGTTTCGAACTCGAACCAGTAGAACCAGATGCGCTTGTTGATGGCGTCGTTGAACGATTGAACAGCGGTGTCCAGCTCGATGCGCAGGTAGATGCGCAAAGATTTTGGCTTCGGCAGGGCAGAGAACCAGGCCAGGGCCGCCTTGTATGGATCGGACGCGATGTCGAAGTCCACGGCCACCGCAGCGGCTGAGCCGTAATCGCGATAGGTGCCTTCGACAAAGCCAACATCGCTGGACGAATCGAAGTCAGCGAAGATCATGCCCGCGCCGAAGTTGGCAGTGCCAAGGCCAGCCGAACTGATCAGCGTGTCGATGTTGATGATGCTTTCAGCCGGATAAGCCATTTACTTCCCCTTGCGCAACGGCGCCAGATTGTTCGGTTTCCACAGAGAAGCCTGCGCGATAGATCCGCTGGATGCGGTCCTCGGCAATGGATTCGCCATACAGGTAGAGGGTGAGCTGGGCGCGTTCTTCCATGGCCGCCTGATACAGGCCGGTCAGGTTGTTGATCGGCGATACGCGGGACCACCCAAGCTTTGCGGTGCGCAGGATGTTTTTCACCGGCTCGCGCTTGTTTGCTTCGCACAGGGCGGCGGCATACATCACAGCGCCGGCCCGGTAGAAGTTGATGCTGAACCCCAGCGTGAACTGGGTGGCGACCTTGGCAATGATGTCCTCGTATTGAGGATCATCCAGGGCTGGGACGTTGGTTTGCGAGTTGAGCGCCTGCCCCCATTGCTCCGGGTTTTGCAGGCGCACGGCGCAGTAACTGCCTGTCGGGGCGTCGATGCCGTTGTCGCCGATGATCACCTTGTTGGCTGGCAGCCCGGTCACCGCCACAACGACATTGCACACGGCTTTGGTAAGCGCTTTGACGTCAAGCATCGGTGATGCCCTCCAGTCGTGCGATCTCGGCCGGATCAAGCTTGGCTACCACGGCGCGGCAGAAATTGTGCCAGGGCCGGTAATCCGTCGCGATGGACTTCCACCACGTGGCGGGCTTGTCGGGCGTCTCGGCGAACACCAGGATGTCGGCCAGCTTGCCGGGGGTGGAAACCTCAATCCCCTTGCCGTCGTTGCGGTGAATCACCCGCACGTCGTTGATGCGCTCAGCGCCGATCTGTAGGAATTCGATCTCCTTGTCGCTCACCGGCTGGACGTTGGCATTGAAGGTGTCGGTGTAGCTGATGGCCAGGACCGGTTCGAAGTCGATGATCACGCTGGAATACCGATTGAGCACCACGCCCTTGTGGGTGATGAATGGCCCGCTGATGTGGCCGCGCATGTTCAGCCCCATCACAAGCCCTCCTCAATTTGGTCGCCAGGCTCGGCGATTACATAGCGAATGGATTGGCGGAAGGCGCCGGTATCGATCAGTGGGTTGTCAGAGCCCTTTTTGGCAATGGTGGATGGCGCGTTGGGCGGGCTATCTATGTCGGTTATTTCCTGCTTGATGTGACCCTCAGCCAGTTGACCCATCTGCTCCAGCAGGACGCGCATGGTCATTTCACCACTGAGCACCTTAGGGATCATCACCTCAGCCAGGCGCTGGTATTGCGGCGCCCCCTTGGTAATAGCTGGCTCAAGCACAGGACGAGCCGGGATCCGGCCATCAGCTGAGCCGAAGTTGTTAACCGCGGCCACGGTGGCCATGGTCAGCCCATCCTCGTAGGTGCCGGCTCCTTTCGGAACTCCAGCCAGAACGCGCGTTTCGCCGGAGAGCCGCTTGGCAAGCTGCTTTAGGGCTTCCTCAACCTGCTGCGTACCGATCAGCCCTACGGTTGGCTCGATCATACGCAGATCGCCCCCATGCCAGCCCGCGAGCGCAGGTGCAGGTATTCGAGACCGTAGGGAGTCAAGGCCAGGGCCGCTTCCCAGGTCGTCAGGCTGTTGTTCGCCGCCGGGATGGCGTAGGACACCGACTCATCCCGTACGCCCTTGCTGGCGACTGCGTAGGTGGTCGATGCGCTGCCATCTGCGGTCGTCGCGTCAGTTGTCGCCTTGTTCCAGGTCAGATAATGCGCCGCCAGGGCGAACCAGCCACGCTGGAAGAATGAGTAGGGCTTGTAGTCGCCCCAGTTCGCACAGCCGCCAAACTCGCCGCGTGCGATGTACAGCGCCTTGGTGATCTTGGAATCAGACCAGACGGCACTGTCGGTAAATTCTTCGTAGAACGCTCGGAAGTCCGCAATGATCTCCGGCGTCACTTCAATGGTAAGTTCGGCCACGGGTCAGACTCCAGAATGCAAAAACCCGCACTTGGCGGGTCTTGTGTGTTGTTTCGTGCGCTACCGATCGGTGGCGCTGATTGCGCGCCGCAGCTCGGATCGCGAGAACTGCGGAAATTCAAGAGCAATCGACTCAAACACTCCGCGAGCGTAGCGATTGACCTTTTCGCGCTCAAATTGAGTCACGGGTATTATCGAGCCATGAACAATTGGGCCGGTGCATACAGTGCGGTCATAGGCCTCCGTTACGCGATGGTACTTTTCGGCAAGCTGCACCAAAAGAAAATCGGTATCGGTGATCTCGAACTTGCACTCGTACAGCTCCATGAAGTCCTTGAATTCGTACATGGCGGAATCCTTGGTGGGCGGTTGACATGGCCCATCTTAGCTCAAGATGAGCCATGGCCCGCACCAGGTGTTACTCGGCCTTTGGAATCTTGGCCTTCAGCTCTTCGACTTGAGCCAGCAGCGCGTCTTTCTCGCTGCCGGCGGTAGCCAGTTGAGTCCGGAGGGTTTCGAGTTCGGCAGTCAGCGCCGCGATCTGGTCGGCCCCGTCATCCATGAGCACCGGCGCGCCGGAGACCAGAATGCCGTGCTCTTCCCACAGAGAGCCTTCGGCGAACTCAGCCTGCTCTGGGGTGGTGTGCTCACCGGCCCCAACAGTGCTGCCGTCGCCCAGGATCACCGGGTTCTTGCTGACGTTGGTCCAGACCGTCGCTTCCGACGAAGAGGATTCACCGGTTTGCTTTTTCTTAGCAGCCATGTGACCTCCTTAAACGCCGTCGACGTACAGGTGGGACATCGGAACACGCAGCTCAGTACCAGCAGTGCGCACCACACCAGCAGCTTCGAAGCGCAGGCCGCCGTGAGACGGGATCGGCGCGTTCAGCGTGTAAGGCATTGGCAGGTGGAACTTGGCGAACTGGGCGTTCTTGGTGTAGACCATCATCCGGCTGACACCGCCCACGCCGGCGGTTGCCGCCTGCAGGATTGGCTCGATGGTGATGTTCAGCACCCGCTCCAGGTAGCTCACCAGGGTTTCCGAGGTGTTCGGAATCCGGAAAGTTACCAACATGCCGTACTCGGTGAGCGGCAGCAGGATGTGAGTCGGGCGGAAAATCGAGTTGGTCTGAGTAGCGTAAACGCGCAGGATCGCGTTGTTCAGCAGGGTCAGGATCTCGTTTGCCGCGGTCTCACCGCCGCCGGCCAGGATTGCGGCGATGGTCTTGTTCGCACCGCCCAGCAAGGTGCCGGTAGCCACAACGGGGACGCCTGGGTACTTCAGCAGGCCGCCGGTGGTCAGCGAAGGCCAGCGCGCATCGCCGACGAATGCCACACGGTCCAGCCATTGTTCGGTCAGGGTGCGGGTAGCGATTGGCTTCTCGGCCAAGTAGTTGATGGCACCGCCGAAGCCGACGGTGTTCGCGATCTCCTGGGCCTTGCCGACTTCAATCTGGGTGTAGGTGTAGCCCAGGCCTGCCTGAACCACGTCCACGCCGCCGACCTTGGTAGCGATCTCTGCCAGCGGGAAGTCGTGCGACACATCACCGATTGGCGCTGGCTCGCCCTTGTAGTCAAGCACCTTGAAGGCGATCGATTCGACGTAGTCAGGGGCCGAGGTGTCCACCGACAGAATCGATGGGTATTTGATTTCCGGGTATGGCTGGCGCAGGACTTCCTGTTCAACATAGGTCAGTTGACCAATCAGGAAGCCCAGTTGCGCCTGGGGGGAAGCGTCGAAAGTCTTCATTCGATCTGATCCTTAAGCGGCGATGGTGGTAGGCGCGATGGCTTTGATCTGTACCAGCACCAGCTCACCGGCGGCGGCAGCCGTCAGGAACGTGCAGCCGTCCAGAACGTGGTTACCAGCGGTCGCGGCGTTGGTGATCTCGCCTGTGGTTGGCAGGGCGTAGACCTGGGCGCCCTTGACGGCGCCGGCCAGGGTCTTGACCCAGATGCGGCCATGAGCCAGCAGGCTGACTTCTTCACCAGCGCGGTAGCCGCCGACTGCGTTGCCGCTGTCAGAGACCTGGCCGGTTAGGTAGCTGCCGCTGACGCCAACAGGCTTGCGG